TAGCACTTTATTATCTAATCGTTCTAACTCACTTTTTATGCTGGCCAGTAAAGTCTTAAACTGCCCTCTGGTGATCGGAGTTTCCGCAGCCATGATTTTACCAGACACTTTAGTGGCTGCATCCTTATAGACCTTCCATAATTGCCTGTCACCAACTTGCTGATATGCAATATGGTTTTTTCTCCCCTTTAGTATCGCTTTATTATATGCAGCATCAACCGCTATCATTTTTTAACCGGCTTTTTATTTATCGGCGGCTTTTCTTCCTCTTCTTCCTCTCCCTCTTCCTCTAAATCCTCCGGCTCCGGTTCTTCGTCAACTTCGTTTTCCTCTTCCAGTAATATCATTTCTTGCTCTTTGTCATAATCCAAATCTAATGATGCGCAAGCTGTATGATTTGAAATCCAGCCTTCCTGCTTTTGTAAGGACAAAGCTCTTGTTTCCTTCTCCACATCCCTTGCTACTATGTCCGGAAATACAATATTACAGTCAAGATTTATATCAACCGTTTCCTCTTTTTCAATAGCCGTTCTTACCCCTTCAACCTTTTCGATTGTAAGAACCATTCTTTTTTCTTGTTTCGGCAGACCACCTTTTTTTAGGCTATGCTGCATTACACGATCAAACATGGCTTTAAATACAATTGCGAAATAATCCTGCCAATCTTCAAACTCCATAACCGCAGGCCCCTCAGCCACAAGAGTTGAAGCGTAATTGGAATTAGAGGCATCGCCTGTTGCCATAAACTCCGGCAATCCAACCGCTGTTGCCATTGCCAATAATATAGCCCTTCCGTCATGCCGAACATCTGATGCCTGCAAATTAGGGGAAGCCATTTCATAATCAACGCCCTGATTTGTAGTAAAAACACTCACACCCTCCGGCGCTTTATGATATCCCGTATTATCCGGCGCTGTTTTTTGGCTGCTTATTACCCGACTTGCTGTTGCTATATTTGCCGCCTGGGTGGGAGTACCGCTCACCTTTTTAATTAATGCTACTGCTGCCCTGACTTTATTAAGCCTCATGCGGTCTTTCAACCAATCTTTATATAGTGTTAAATATACGGCAACAATCTCGATTAACGATCTCCCCCGCTTAATGTCCGAATCTACCAGTATTTTATGATGATCAATTTCCTCTGCCGGAATTCTTTCTCCCTTGTACCAATAGGCTAATACGTCCTCGACATCATCGGGATTTGTTTCTATGCCGTGCGTACATATACCCCTTACTTCGGCTGCCTCTTTTTTATCCGGGTCTTTTATCTTATCAGGATTGCAAAATCGCATTACCAATACATCAGCTTTATTGATAAAATATCTAATAAATATTTCACCATCCCGCATAACCCGCCTGACTACTTCTTTCTTTTTAAGAGCAAGTTTATTAACCTCCCAAAATTCTTTCCAAACCTCAGCTACTGCCTCTATGGTTGACATAGGGGATACTTGAAAACCACGCCCCACAACATACTTTTCAAATAGCCTTATTATATTACGGGCATGCCCATTTCTGTAATAAAACTTTGCCGCCTGCTCTCTGAGAGTTGCACTATCAGATTCACTCAATTCCCTTTCTGATGTAGCCCCCAAATCGGTCCAATCATCCTCATCCCTGTCTTTTAATTTGTCGATAGATTTTAGTGTTTGCGCCTCGACTATATCCAGATACCTAATCGCTATCTCTGATTCCTTGATACTCAATAGATTATCAAGTTGCCGCTTTTTAAATCCTTCAAACATTTAATATTCACCATCCGCATAGAATTCCGCTATTTTCCCTGCCACATCTTTATTATAGCCCTCTGCAATCAATTGTCCAGTATTATATGACATAACCTCACCGCCACTACCTTGCCGCAGATTATTTTTAATTGGTATTCCCTTGCTTCGGCGCCACTGGCCATAACATATCCCGGCCCTTACCTCCTGTTTGTATTCTGCTGCCATGGTCGGATTTGACATACAACGTGAAATAAACTTTGATTTATCTTCATTCAGCCTTGGCGTAACTAATGGCATTTCTCTTACCTCTTTTAAATAAATTTACTTGTGGATGTATATGTTTATGACATTCATAGCATAATGTTTTACCATTACTTATATCCCAAAATGGCTTATAAGTATATGCTTTTTTAATCAATTCATCTTTAGATAATCTATTATATTTTAACATAAAAATATCAAATATTTCTTTAAACGGTCTAATATGATGAGCATGTATAAAACTATTTTCCCCGCAATTTATACATTTATAATGATCTTTTTCAAATATCTTTTTTCTCCATTCTTGATATTGTATTCCATTTTTTATTATTTTCCTAATGGGTGTCCTACCATCAATATATCCTATTCCCGTTTTCCCTCTTTTATTTTCGCTTTGCCACAATCCCTGACATTTTCTTGAACAAAAATGATTTTTCCCGGTTACTAATGCTTCTTGCTTTTTATATATTCTGCTACAATAATCACATATATACATTTTGAAATGTTTCGGCTTTTTCTTGATTTTTGCAACAGGGTCTTTTCTTTTTCTTTTATTAAAACAAGTCCTACATAAAATGGTTTGATTTGGATTTATTATTTTTCCACAATCCTTACAACTAAAATCATTTATTTTTTTTTGTTTATTTGTTTTCCATTTATATGGATATCCTTCTGCTATTCTCCTCTTTAATGTCTGGGCTGCTATTTCTCTTATTTCTTTTGTCATTATTGGCGGATTTGATCCACGTCCTATTTTATGTGTATAAACTGTACAACATCTATGCGAACAAAACTTTTTTCTCTCAATATCTCTTCTATTCTTTAATACCAATTCTTTCCCACAATTCAAACAATACCTTTCAATTATTTTAAATTTCGGTATCGGCATTTGTTTTCTCCTTAAACTCTTCATATTTCCGATGAAAACTTGCCGGGGAATAAATTTTAAGATAACTCATTTTTTCTCTAACTGTTTTAGCAACATAAGATCCTTCATAAAGAGGATTATTATATATTGTTATTACAAGTTCATGCCCTTTTTCACATTCTGTTGACGGCTCATAGCTGACATTAACAGTATGCCCCTTGCACAGTTCCAGTATTTCTTGCAGATTATCACCCTGCCATTCCACAGCTTCAACCATATCCGCCGGTCTTATTTTATATTTCATTTCCTCACCTCCACTTTATGTAACTTCTTGCCCCCGCTCTTTCCCTTTCTCACCATAACAGCATCGCCCTTATTTATTTTTTCCCCGGCAATACGATCTTGATGTTTTTCCATATCTGATTTTACCTCCGGTTTTTCATTCCTTAACTTTGCTTCTTTATTGAAACATTCTGCACCAGCCATACACATCCTGACATAAAATCTATTAGTAAGGCCGGGATGATCCATTTTAGATGTTGTCAATATACCGTTTGCGAGCACTACATTACAGCCAGCCTGTATCTTTATCTTCAATTCACGTTCTATCATTCTGGTATAGACAATTTGCCATGTTGCGAATTTATGTAATTAAAATTATCTCCTACCCAATAGAGAGGATATTTCTTTTTCTCTATTCTCATCGCCCACACAAAAAGTTTTACAGATGTTCGGAGTAGAATCGCTCTCACTCTATATCGCAAAAACATCCTTCTTATTCTCACATACAATCGTCTGTTTTTTCTTTGCTGTATCTTAACTGAATTACTTTTCATCTCTCCGCCTCCCTTTTATTGTAAAGCCTGTTTACAATTTATTTGCCCGATTTAACAATCCTCACCATATCCTTAACCATAGTTTCCGGCGTTACTCTGTGTTTTCTTTTAAGTCGATAGTTTCTTTTAACGCAGGTGCACACATTCGGCGTGCCATCTGCAAACAGTCCGATGTGACCTCTTCCGTAACATTTTTTGCAATCTCTTCCGGCAAAGTCTCGGATGTCAATTGTATTCCAGTTGATCCGCCTCTCGCTTTCCATAACTCCCCCTCAGATAGTATATCAGGTTCCTTTGTTCCATTCAATGCTTTTTTAAGATTAAACTCTTTAAATTGGTGCTGCTTTAGCCAAATATCATATAAGAATTTCTCTTTGTACCATATCGATAAAGGCCATAGTACCATATAATATTTTTTATACTTCCACATAATTCCTTTAAATTCAGACTGGACATCATCATCGATTTTTGCCGATGTGATCTTAGCACCATATCCGACAATATATCGGTCATATTGGAAATACATTCTATTACCGGTTATGCTTTTTGGTAGTTTCCTTTTCACAATAAAAAAATGGTATCCCGGCTGTTTATTATAATTCCTTAGATCATTCAGCAGACATACAAAAAACTCTTCTGATAGGTTGACAACTATATCCATTTAATCCTCTTCTCTCATTCGTGTTAATACTTCCTTCTCTTGCTGTATTATCTCCAAACCAGACAATTTCTTCATCAGGTTTTTATCATTGAACTTTTTGGCATACAGCAGCTTTATTTTCCCTTTATATTCCACCGGCTCCCTATACCAATAAGCTCTTGCATATGATATTAAATAGGAACCTTTAAACTTCCAAAACCGCCCCATCCATAAGGCTTGTGCTGTATCATCGAGTAAAGACACATCCGCTATAATTGCACAACCGACTATTTTATTATCGCTACAAAAATACATCTTGCTTCTATGGGAGGTCAAACCCTTTACCAGCTTTTTAACGATCTGAAAATGGAATCCGAACATATTGTTTTCTTTTTCATTAAAAGTTCGCCGGTCATTAAATTGACCATCAAATTGCCCCTTATCCATTCCGACTATTATATCCATTCTGTGTCCTCTCTCCCTAATGTTAATATTACTTTTTTCTGCCCCGATATCAACTCCGGCTCCGGCTTACCTCGCAAAATCTTTTTTAAATTGATATATCTTCCATGTTTAGGCTTAAGCTTCTTTTTATAATCTATTAGTTCTTTGTACCAATATGGATATACCCACCTTATTTGCTGACCATTCATATATCCAGTTAAAAGCCCTCTGCTTCGTGACTGCTCATCTAAATTTATTCTCTTAATTGCAGACATAAGACTATAACCTAATATTTTATTTTCACAGCAAAAATATACTTTGTCCCGCTTCCTTGCTTTTTTCAGATAGTTTTTAATAGCATTAAAATGCCAACCAACCACATGATCATCAGCTATATCAAAGGCTCTGATATCATTAAACATAAGTTCATAAACTGTTTTATTTATATCAATAACTATATCCATTTTAATATGTTCCCAACCCCCTTGACTTAGCCTCTCCGTTTTGAATCTTCTTTATATCAATATATCTGAATCCCTTTCTGCTCATTTTTCTTGCATATCTAATAGTCGATCCGTACCAATACATTTTATCCCACTGCATTATCGCATATCCAAGGCACTCAGGATTAATCTGCTCTACAAAACTTTGCAGAATGAAATCATCGATAATAGTGCTTGGCTCTCTTATTCTCTCATAATTTCCAGCAGCGATACCATGACCGACAATATGATTCTTATGTTTAAAATAAATCCGATTTCCTATATTCAATTTCTTCGCTTGCTTTCTGCAAACGTGAAAGTTCATATCTTCTTTACTATCGCCCTTCTTATATGATAGGAAATATTTAAACTCTGCATCATCGATCTGAATAACTATATCCATGCTTTCCCCTGCACCCCTTCTTTCTTTGCCAGTTCTTCCTGGCTGACTAACTCCGGTTCTTTATGACCATTCAATACTCTCTGCAAATTGATACGCTTCATCTTAAACTTTACTAAGTTAATATTACAAACAACGGGGATCTGGAACCAATAAGTTCTTTTCCAGCCTATCTTATAATAATTCAAATACTCCCACAACTTCCCCCCGTGTACGGCCTGCTCTTCTACGCCAAGCAATACCTGCTCGAATACTTTCCCATAACCGACTATTTTATTATCAAGCAATAAATATATTTTACCACTAAGATATTTTTTACCAAACCCTTTTTTAGTCAATAACAAAAACTCTCCCCCTGATATTTCCGTTACATAATCAGTCTGGTTCTCTAAAAACAATTCGTAATCTGTCCTGTCAATCCTTGCTATTATGTCCATGCAAAAGTTCCTCCACTACCCGCTCTATATTCAATAGTGATTCTGTGTCTATTAACTCCGGCTCTTTTATTCTCAGTTTTTTCAGCACTTTATCTATATTGATATAAGCCGGATAAAATCGTTTAATCTTTTTCTCATATGGAATCGATACTTTATACCAATAGACCCAAGCAAAACATATTTGAATACACCCGCTGTATCTCCAGGCGCCGCCATGCCATGTCATATTTCCAAGATCATTAAGCGAGCCAAAATCCCCTATTTTAGCATATCCCACAATTCTTGAACCCAGCCGGAAATATACCTTATTGCCGACCTTCAGTTTTTTCAGTTTTCTTTTAGACATCGTTACATAATTCTTTGTAGTAATAAGTTTACCGTCATTTTTATTAGGATTCTGTAATAAGATTAAATATTCCGGTCGCTCAATACTGGTTACTATGTCCATACTGTTTTGCTTA